GTGATGCGCAGCCCGCACCACAACAGCCCACAGATCAGCATGCCGCCCGCAAAAAGCACGCAGGGGGCCGCAAGAAACACAAGGGCCAGGCATTGGATGATGTAGAAACAGTTGGAATCAAAAGTTATCATGGGCTCTCCTTTCTGTGTGGTGGATTGTGGTGGATTTGGGGCCAAAATAAAAAACCTTTATAGAATTACATTTTTTCTATTTTTCCGTGTATTACTTTTCCTGCAAAATCCACCACATCCACCACAGAGATATAAAAATACTCAAAAAATAGTGCAGATACATTGTTTTTGCCTGTGGTGGATTTTTAAGCAAATCCACCACAATGCACCGCAAATCCACCACAGAAAATCAGCTTTTGGGCGGCGCGGACATGGTTTGCTGTTCATAGGGCGGCGGGCCGGGCTGATAGCGCTGGCGGGATCCGCCAAGCGCCTGTGCCAGCAGGCGGCTGCCTTCATCGGTCAGGCGAGCGGCCTGATACTCGTATGCCGTGCGGGTTTTCACGCGGGGCAAAACCTTGGCAATCTCCCGCCCAAACTTGTTGCCGCTCAGGGGGTAGCGCTCGCCGTTTTCCTCGCACCATTTGCGGTAGACCTGGTACAGCACAGAGGCCTGAACGGTATAGCCGGGCAACTGCATCAGGCAGTCGTCCAGGAACTGCTTCAGGCGGTCCTGCTCGCCGCGGTATTCGGCGGTAGCGGTGTCCACGGCGGTACAGGGCGGCAGCCCGCGGCGGCGGCCATTGTTGCTGCGTGCCAGCCACAGGCGCAGCCCGTCCAAGGCCCAGTTCAGGATACCAGGCAGCTCCGCAGCCAACTTATCCGGCAGCTGCAGATCCTGCTTGGATTCGGGGATGGTCTGGGTGAACGGCACCAGGCGGATGCGCCGCCAGATGCCGGAATCGGTGCCGCGGATGCGCGGCTTATGGTTGGTTGCCATGATCAGCTTGAACTCCGGTTTGAACTCAAACTCGCGGCCGTACAGGTAGCGGGCGGTCACGGTATCGCCGCCGGTCAGCTGCTTGACCATGGCTTCGTCCAGCCAGACATCGGCCGGGCATTCGGAGATGGTCACCAGCCGCGCCCCTTTCAGGCGGGCAATGTCGGTGCGGGGGCCTTCGGTAGTGCGGCGGGCGGTAATGGTTTCGCTCTGGGCGTTCATGGCATAGCTGCCGAACAGATCCGCCAGCACATCCAGGAAGGTGCTTTTGCCGTTGGAGCCATCGCCATACAAAAAGAAGATACATTGTTCCCGTGTGGAAGCGGTGAGCATGTAGCCCACCATGGCCTGCAGATAGGTCTGCAGCTCCTGGTCGCCGCCGGTCACGCTGGCAAGGAAAGCCTGCCATACCGGGGCTTTGGCGTTGGGGTCATACGCCGTACCGGCCAGTTTGGTCAGCAGCTTGTCCCGGTTATGGGGGCGCAAGGCTCCGTCCTTCAGGCGCAGGATGCCGTTTTGCAGGTTGAACACCCCGCGGGCGGCATCCAGCTCAGCATCCGTTACCGGAATGCCGGCCAGGTGCTGGGCTTCGGTCAGAAGGTTTTTCTTGGCGGTGCTGCCGCGGCTTTTGCGGATGAACTGGCGGTATTCCTTGGCCTTGTCAGGGTCGTGCATGCCAAACAGTTGGCGTTCCATGCCATCCAGCATATCATCACAGAGGGCTTTGACGGCGGCGGTCTCGTCCGGCTTCCAGATGCGGCCGTCCCACAGCATCCAGATCTGCTGGGTAAAGTTGTAGCGCACTTTGCCGCGGTACAGGTCCCGGAACTGCCGGGCGTTGCCGGTATCGTCCCGACTGTATTCCACATGGGGCTTGCCGGGGGCAGGTTTTGCAGGGATGGCTGTTGGCTGGGCGGGTGCCATGCGGTGCAGCAGGGCGGTCAGTTCGTCAGCGTCACTGGGGCCAGGGGCGGGCGCGGCGGCAGGGTCATACACCTCGCAGCAGTCAGCGATGGCGCGGGCCAGTGTCAGATTGCCGTAAGTATCGGCCCCGCGGCGTTCGTCCCACTTGGGGCGGTACAGGCCGCTGCTGCGGAATGCGGCATCCATGCGGGTTTTATCGGCTCCCAGCCAGAATGCCAGCAGGTTGCACAGCGCCAGATCCGCTTCACTGTGGGAAGCCGCATACCCCTGCCAGTTTCCGGCCAGCAGGGCGGCCAACTTTTCGCCACCGCGGGCCTGCCGGGCTTTGGTCAAAATCTCCTCGTCACTTTGCGGCAGGCTGTGCTGCCGGGGCGCAGGACCGGGGGCAGCGACCGGTTCCGGTTTGGCCAGCCAGCGGCGGTACACTTCGGCCGCAGCATCGGCGG